CTGACATGAAAACACTGAAAGAGGCGGCGGAAGAGTATCAATCGAAGGCGGAGACATCGGAAAAAAAGGTACTGATTTGGGATCCGATGCTTCGGATTGTTCGTCAGGATTTTATCGATGCCGGTTTTGGTTGGCGATGGCAACTTGCGAATCGTCGGCAGACGTGGCGGACGGAGCAGTTGCTTGCGAAGAATCATGGCTTTGAGCCGAGGAAATATCTGTTTCCTGCGTATCATGCGGTGGTGGCGGAGATAAAGAAGCCGCCGCCGAAAAAACCTTGGGAGGAGCCGCCGAAGCCGCCTGAACCCGTTGCCGCTGTGGAACCCGTTGCCGTCAATCGGTGTCCGGTGCTGGCAAAGATTGCAGAGAAGATCGGCGAGAAGCGTTTTGACCTTTGGTTCGCACAGGATACGCAGTGTAGCGTCGACGAGGCGAACAAGGAACTTGTCTTTTCGGTGCGTAATACCTTTGCGATCAATTCGATAAGGCATCACTGCACGGCGGCGATGGACGAGACGATGCGTGAACTCGGCTATGTGAGCAAGAATGGTTCGCTATGGAAACGCAGAATGAAACCGTTGACGGAGAGTCCGGAGCCGCAGATCGACAATGCGGAGGGTCGTGAGCGCAAGAAGCCGCAACGTCCGCTGACGATTGGGCAGTTGGGCAAGAGGATCGCACAGACGAAGTGACCTCCCTTGATGGTGCTAGAGTGTTTTTCGTTACTTTTTTCCATTCTACACCATTGAGGGGGGATTTTACAAGACATTTTTAACCCACTAACGCCGCAAGGCAAAGGAGAACGATTTTATGGAATTTATCGAATTGACATCACACACGGGGTGCACCATCATCGTCCGCGTAGATTACATCGGAGTCGTTACTACCTACGTCGATGACGACGAAGGGGAACGGTACACAGAGATATGGCTCGGCACGAACGACGACAACTTCGTACACGTTACGGAATCGCCGGAGGAAATCTACCGGAGAATTAACTTATCGAAGAACGCGGGGCAAGCCCCGCCGCTAACTGAACTTTAACCCCGAAAGGAACCCTACCTATGCCCAAACAAATCCGCCACGGCAGGAACACGCTCGAGCGTGAACAGATCAGCGATATTGACGTGCTGTTGAACCATGACAAGTTCAAACGCATGATCACCCGGCACTTGGAGACGATGCGTCAACATTGCGAACAATATCCGCTGTTAGACAAAGAGCAAAAGTCACGATCACTCTTACACTCAAGCCGATGGTCAATCCTCGTGCCAAGAGTGAAGGGGTGATTGAGTACGACCGGGCAGTCTTTTCTGCATCGGTCAACAGTCCGACGTTGCCATCAACGTCGATAGATTTTAACTGCTTCGTCCACAAGGGTCAGCCGTACTTCAACATCGAAGACGGCGAGAATCCGATGCAGTTGACGTTCCGCGATAGTGTTGCGGACACGGACGAGGACGATACGCCGATGTTATCAGACCGCAAATCGGCGGCGGTCGGAAGTTAGCCGGTTCGCCTGTGAACCGCATACCAACAAAGACCGCATAGCAACAAAGAAAGGAACCTTAACTTATGGACATTGACCTTGAAGTATTGCGAGAGATCACTTCGACTGCGGTGCAGTCGTCGGGGATTCGGGACTATGACATTAGTCATCTCTTGAAGAAACACGTCCGCCCGGATGGGACGACGTTGGAAACCGAACTCGCTCCGCCGCCGGAGATGAATGAACTGTACGACATCGACGCGTGCATCAGAGCATACTGCGACGGAGCGGACATCTACGTCGGCGAAGAGTGCATTACCATTTTGCACGATACTACCCGGACGCGAGGATACAGCGAGTGCTTTATGAAACGCTCCGAAACGATTCGTATTATTGAGACGGAAAGATGTCGCTCGAACTGGAGCGGTGTACTGCTTGCGGCTTTTGGGTCTGTCCCGAATGCCGCGTAGAGGATGTGTGCCGCGAGTGTACCGACGATTATGACGATTGCTGGGAAGAGGAGGATAAACAAGATGACGAAAAAGGAGGTGATGAACTATGAAATAATATGTTATAATTCTGCCTGATTGTACAATCGCCGCTTCGCATGGTATCCGTTGAGAGTGGAGGCGAGGCGGTTTTTTTCTAAATTCTTTGGAAATGTAACTTTTTGCCTTGAATCGCATGGTACAATACCGATACTCTCGGCGGGCAACCAGTATGACACGTTGCTCTCACATAAAAAAGTACAAGAAGTTACTACTCTACTCGGACAAGGATTGTCAAGAACAAAGATTGCGGCGATTGCCGGTATCTCTAGAATGTCAGTCTATAACATAGATCGTGGCATCCATTGTCCTAGACGCAAGCGACCGGTTCGCTGTGCCGACTGCGGTTGTTTAATCGCCTCTCTCCCTTGCCTCGCATGCATGCACAGGCAAGCGGCACGTCCCGCCTCGCGATGCTCATTACGCGAGGCGGGACATCTTTCCACTCCTCTTTGGAGTAGGGAAGCCAAAGAGCGGTACAAAGAAGTCCGCCGTAACGTTGGATCGGAAATCATCGCGAGCACGCGGACACACATGCAATACGCAGTGCTCTTCGGCATCTGCAATTCATCGGACTGCAATTCATCGAACATTGACGAAAAACCCATTGAGGAGTATTGAAACAGAATGGAAAACCTACCCTTTATTCTCGTCATCGTGTTGGCGGCATGCGTGTACGCCGCCTATTTTTATACGGAGCGTCGCCTCGGCGAAGAACGGGCACGCACGACAATCCTTCGTGAGCGTGAAGCGATGGCAGCACGTCTTCTTTTCGGCTATTGCCGAAAATTGCTCTTGGAAGAGAGCACGTACACCAACAAGGACGAAATGCTGCTCCATCTGAGCAACGTCATGCAAATTTACGGCACGAATCTGCCGTCGGCAACAATATCCGCCGCTCCCGCCGCCGCACACGAGCCAACCAGCGCAACGTGCGGCGAAGAGGGCGAGGGGGGTTAGGTACTCTTTTTTCGATCCGCCCGGAAACCGCACAGCATGGCAATTAGAGACAAGGTTTTGTTTATTTATTGGAAAAAAGTTTCGGATGGATGCAGAGGAACTCCAAAAGAAGTTTGAAGAAGCCATCGAGTATCTCCTGCAACTTGCCGACGATGCCGTCGACCTGTCGGAGTGCAAGCACCGGCTGAATATCCGAAAAGAGATGAATAAGATGTACCGTTTCCATCTGATGCAGTTTGTGTCGGACGGCAGCGGTGGACGGCGGCGGCGAATCGGAAACGCTGGCGGAGGTTCGCGGGCACTTGGAACCGCTGGGACTCGCCGAACCCGATACGCCGTTGCCAGAACTGGCAAGACTCGCCGCCTTGAAAATTACGGAACGTTAGCCGCCGGCTGCTTGTTTCCCATAGGTTATTACGGCTTCGTTCAGGACGGCAGAGAAAGCACTGAAAGAGAGCGCACCCGCAACTTGTTTTGCTTTTTCCCAAGCCGATTTCACACGGGAATTTGCGAGAAAGTCATGACCGCTCCAAGTGAGTCTGGTTATGAACCAGCCTAATTGATACGGCTCGGCTTCGAGCAGATTTACCTCGACAAGCAACTGAATGTGTTCATTGAGCATGTCGTCGGTAATGTTCGGAAACTTGTCGGAAAATTGTTTCGCCTGAAGGCAGACGGCACGGTCTAACACGGGGTACTGTTCGACGACAAACAGGATTTCACGAATGAGATCAAAATCACGTTTCATAATGGACTGATTGTACCCAACCGAATGAAAAAGAAAACCATCGGCGACTGCACTTTATACTGCGGCGACTGTTTTGACATCTTGCCGAAACTGGACGTGACGGCCAGCGCAGTCATCAGTGATCCGCCCTTCGGTATTACCGCTTGCGATTGGGATACAGCGTTTTCGCTCGCTCATTTTTGGGACCTTGCCGATTGCCGGACGAAGCCGACGGCAAACTTCGTTCTGTTCGGACTCGGCAAGTTTGCGGTCGATTTGATTGCCTCAAAGTACCGGTGGTACCGCTATGACCTGATTTGGGCGAAGAATAACAAAGTCGGCTTTTTGAATGCGAACCGGATGCCGATCTATCAAACAGGTGCTTCTGCCGTTGCGTGCTTAACCGCAACCTTGCTGTCACTTGTCTTTTGCAACACTGCACTCTCACCGTAGTTTTTAATATGATTATGTACCGCCGACATAATCAGCTTTGTCCGTTTCCAGCCCTCGACACCCTGTTTAAATTCGTATGCGCCGCTCTGGTCTAACTCCGTTCTGATGTCCCCGTAACTCATTGGCGTACCCGCCTTTGCCACAATGTTTCGAATGATTGCTACGAGGTTCTGTTGCTTTTTCATTGGTTTTTTCGCAGACGGCGGAGGAGTCTGATATTCTTGTGGCAAAACGTACCGGTATTCCGTATCTTCCATCTTTTGCAAAAACTCAGACATTGTCCAAATGGTGATTGGCAGTCCCCCTTCAATGAGTTTAAGGGATCTCTTGTATTGTTCTGTCTCATATCCACATAATCCAGTAACAACGTGCGTTGTTTTTCTCGTTGTGCTCGACGAATATACTGCTATACTGCGCCAATTTTTTTTACAACGTATTCACAATCTCTCCTACCACCAATTGGGGCAGAACAACCGACAAAAGCAAAAACGCAATTATTAAAGCGATTGTTTTCTTTGACATGCTCAATTCTATACCTTGTTTGAGTCGGATCGTGTTGTGGACAGGAAAGACACTTGTTCGGTTTGGATATAGTTTTGGATGAGTCCAAAAAGTATTCCAGCGTTAAACCGGATTTTTTGAGCATTTCCAGAGTAATTTTGGCACACACTTCCGAATCGCTCGCTGCATCATGATGTTCTAATTCAATCCCGAAGAGTTTCGCAACTGTCGGTAATTTATGGTTTTCAAGCCATGGAAAAACTTTTCTTGCAATGTTGCAGGAACACACAAAGCCGCGTATTATCGGCTCAGACAGAAAAAAACTTTCGACACATTTATTCAATACTCCTTTATCAAAACTTGCATTATGAGCAACAAGTATTTTCCTATCAATAACGCTTTTGATCCACGACCAAAGTTTCCTAAAAGATTCATAATCCGCAGTCATCTCCGGCGTAATACCGTGTATGTTGATATTGAACGGGTTGTATATGTTTCCCGGCGGTTTTATCATCGTGTAATGTGTCCCAATGATATTGCCGTTTTCAACCTCTGTCATTCCAATTGCGCATGCACTGTTTCGGGCGGATGTCGCAGTCTCAAAATCAATCGCAATAAAGTCCATCGTAATATGCTTGTGGGTCGGATTGTGAGAAACGAATGTGTCAAAAGGGATTATACGGCATTTCGACCAGATTGACAACGTTACTCTTTTCGTAATTTCTTTTCTTCCCGTTTAATAATGCCGTTACAGAGTTCCCGCACTTCTTGTACCAGTTTTTTTGCCACGGCAGGTTCAGGTTCTTCGGGGATGGTGGAAAAATACTCGTCGTCAATGCCGAACATGTCACGCAGTTGAGCGTTATTTTCAGGAGAACCTTTGCCATCTTGGCTGAAATCATAATCGGTGTCCCATAGAATACTGAATTCGATGTAATGGATGGCTTCTTCCCATTCTTCAATGTCTGCGTTTTCTATTTTTAACGGCTCATCATTTCCAATAAAATCTGGCGAGTTTCGCCCGGCTTCTTCGTGAACAGTCCAGATTGCCCGGCGGACATCGTACCAATCGCCATCCGGTTCGTCATCAATAAAGTAGATTTCTTCTTGTACTAGACCTTCTACCTGCCGAAAAATAGCGGCAATGCTTGCCTCTGTATAAGCCGTGAGCGGTACTACAGGTGTGTTAGGATCGAGTAGCCCAAAAGCAACCAAATGGATAATCCATGCTTTTTGCCCCAGCGACATCTTTGTAAAACGTTCAATATCAGACGTGTATGCGTCATCCACTTCCAATCCGGCGTATTCATCACATTCTTCCAGATGTTTGACAATTTCGTTCAGCCCGTACGCAAGTACAAGGGAGAACGCTCCCGTAGATGTTTCGACTGGTTCAGATGTATGCCACATATGAATTGGCGATTGTGATGACGATTTCGATGATGCTTCATTATACCAGAATACGTTCCACTAGACAAGTCTAACGGTTACGTTCGCATCGGAATATCAAAACGAACCGATGAGACCGGATCAAGGGGCGATGGTTGTCCCGGCAAGAGTTATCCGTAGGCGACTGAATGGGTTAGACCATCAAACGCTGCCGTTGGACGCTCAAACCTTGACCGGCTTCATCGACGTACACGATGACCTGCTGTACTACTCGGTCGTCGCATGGTCGGACAATTTTACGGGTTACGTCATTGATTACGGGACGTATCCGAAGCAAATCCGCCGGGTGTTTTCCAAGGGCGAAACGGGACTCGTTACGATGTCCCGAAGCGACCAACGGAAAGACGGTGTGATCCAAGCGGGACTCACGGCACTCATCAAAGAGTTAATGTCAACGCATTGGTACGTCGAAGGCGACACTGTTCGCGGCTCCGCCTGCGGAGCCTCGGAAAACATAGCGTTTTCCAAACTGTTGATCGACACGGGTTACAAGCCGCAGATTGTCGAAAATGCCATCCGGCTTGCCGTCGGACGCTCCACAGTGGTCGTTCCTGCGAAAGGCAAGAGTATCAAGGCAGTGAACCTGCCGATGAAAGAATGGAAACGCAAGTCGGGCGAAGTGCATGGCAATCATTGGATTGAAAGCACACCGCCGGGCAGAGCAAGAACGATCACCGTCGATACGAACTTTTGGAAATGCCAAGTCCATGACGCATTCCGATTGTTGCCAGGCACACCCGGCAGTCTAACGCTCTGGGGACGTGATTCAGAAACGCATCGTATGTTTTCGGAACATATGAACGCAGAGGTTGCCAAACTCGTCGAGTCCGGCGGTAACTCGCTCTACGAATGGCAAGACACGCCGAATGACAATCACTTCTTCGATTGCATCGTCGGAAGCATGATCGCCGCCTCGCGGTTGGGCATCAAGTCGGCGGAAGAAAAGATAGAAAGACCCAAGAGAAAAAGAGCAAGCCTGTAGAAAGGACAAATCATGACAAAGAAACGAAAGGCCAAGGCCGAATCGGAAACCATCGGAAACGAATCGCCTGTACAAGAGACGGCAGAAGAGGAACTGACCGAAACAACGCCGGAACCCCCGGATTCAAGCGATGAATTGACCGAATCTGCCCCGGAAACCCCGGATTCAAGCGATGAATCGACCGAATCTGCCCCGGAAACCCCGGATTCAGGCGAAGAATCGGACGAATCCGCCCCGCCGGAAACCGCTTCCGCCGAAAAAGTAACATCGATGTTCAACCGCTGTCCGCGATGCAAGCATATGAACAGTGATCGTGCCCGAGTACTCAACAAGTTCCCGACGCAACTCTACAACGGAGTCCAGGACGGCAAGCCCTACTCCCGCATCGAACGCACACGAATCATGTGCGAAAAATGCAAACAGATACACATCGTCAGAAAATACGTATGCATAGAGAAGCAAGACTAGAATTCGTCCAAGCGATGATCGCCAAATTGCGGGCGTTCATGCTGTCAAGTGAGCCGATTCTATCGCTCACCGATGACAGCGGACAGAGCATGACCTACGACCGCAAGGGTGCGTGGGAGATGTTGCAACAATTAGACCTCGAAGAGGAGCGGCTTGTACGACCGCGGCGCTTTATGAAACACGTTGATTTAGGAAATGCCTTCGAATAACAAACAAAACAGTTGGCTGAAGCAGTTTTTAACGAAACTCAGTTACGATGCGGTCAAAGACAGTCCGCGTCGCGGACGGATTGCCATCTCGACCAAGTCCGAGGATAGGGAACTGAACGTTGCCGGTCGGCAAGCATTGTCGTCCGGTGGTCGCGATTTAGTCCGCAACCTCTCCCTTGCCGGTTTTGTCATTCGGACGCATAACCAGACCGTCGCCAATCTCAATTTTAAGTGTTCGATTCCCGGTCAGGCGGACTACAACGAGTTGGTCAAACGCTGGATGTATGCGTGGAGCAACCGCCGTAACTGCGATGTTGCCGGTCGGCACTCCCTTTCGCAACTCATGACGCTTGCCGAAACGCACCGCGTCATTGACGGCGATGTCGGAATCCTGAAGTGCAAGAACGGCAAGTTGCAAATCATTGAAGGCGACCGGCTCCGCAATCCGCCGCAAGACTTACGCGGCGATAACTACGAATGGATACATGGTGTCAAAGTCGGCAATGCCGGGCAAGCGTGCCGCTATGCGATTCACAAACGCAAAGAAGGGGGCGGATTCGAATTCGAACGCGAGATTCCCGCCGAATGGATGATCCTCTGCGGCTACTTCAATCGGATTGACCAGATACGCGGCGTGTCGCTGCTGGCACCGGCGATCAATCAGTTCCGCGATGTCTATGAAAGCATCGACTACGCACTGGCGAAGGCAAAATTGAGCCAACTGCTCGGCTTTGTAACGAAACGAATCGCAGAAAACAGATTCGAACCGGAAGATTCACTCAACGACGAAATCAAAACAAAACTCGGTGTCGGGACGTTACACTTCGACTTCGACACCGGCGAAGAGGCACAGATGATCGAGTCGCAGACTCCTTCGACGCAGTTTCAGGATTTTTTGCAGAATGTGATCCGCATTGCATTTGCGGCACTGGACATACCGCTGGAGTTCCTGATGCCGAACATTGCGAATTATTACAGCAATCGCGGGGCGTTGGATCGTTACATCGACTCCTGCCGAAAGAAACAAGAGGGACTCATCGAAGCCCTCAACGAAATTACCGACTGGCGGATTCGCATGGCAATCGCGGACGGTGAACTGCCTCCTCCGCCCGGCGGGATCGACATCGAAGAGTTGCTCTGGTGGTGCGATTGGGAAGGTGCAAGACTTCCGCACTGGCGCATGATTGAAGATGCCAAAGACACGCTCACCGCGATTCAATGTAACCTGACAAGCGGACAAAAATCCGCCCGGCTTTACGGAAACGATTTCGATGAGAACCTCATCGAAAACGCCGCGGCAAACAAGATGGGCAAAGAGCATGACGTGTTCCTCGCCTTCACCCAGCCGATTGCCGCTATCAATATAGGAACGTGAGAATGGAAAGAATCATTTCTTTCTTAAAAGAGGCAAGGGAATCCCTAACTCTTTTTAGGAGTCACGTCAATGATTGACAGTTTTTTAGGCGGTGTTGCCGCCAACCTTTTAACAGATGCCTTGAAACGGACATCTACAAAATCAATGGACTTGATAAACAAGATTATCACATTCTTTATCGGTTGTTTTATCACGGCATGCTTAATCGCTTGCTTTATGCAACCGTTCAAAACCAGCGACACGTTCAACATCGAAAAAGTCGAAATCAAAATCGACGTGCATGTTGCGACTCCCACCGAACTCCAACCTACCGAATCTCCATGCCCAAAAAACTAAAACTTCCCATTGAAATTGTCAAACTGTCCGGCGAATTGCAAGAGGACGGCTATCCGTTTGAAGCCGTTATTTTGTCAGGCGAACCGATTGACTCATGGTGGGAGCAATTCGTCGTTGACCTATCGTCAATGAAATATCATAAGCCGCGGCTGACCGTCAACTACAATCATAATGACGAGTTGATTATCGGTTATGGCGAAAACTTTCAAGTCACGCCGGAGGGCTTGAAGTCCACCGGCAAACTCGCCGCCGGCAGTTTTGCCGACGAACTCGTCAACCTTGCCCGGCAGGGAGTCCCCTTCGAGGCAAGTGTCGAAATTGACCTCAACAATGCCGTCGAAACGCGGGTCGGTGCGGACGCACAGATCACCGCCAACGGTCGTACCTACAAAGGTCCGATTTCCCTGTACCGTGATGTCCCGCTTCGCGGCTACGCCATTTGCCCGCTTGGTGCGGACAAGTTTACCAATCTCAAACTTTTACAAAAGCAAAAAGAACATCTTATGCCAAACAAAAAGAAACCTATCACGAAACTCTCCGACGAGGAGAAGAACGCTCCTGACCCGGCGGAGGAAGTCAAAGCCGCCGTGAAGTCGCAGGAACTTGCTGATCTGATGGACATCTTCGGTACCGAGAACGGTGCCAAACTGTATCAAGACGGCACGGACGTTGCCGAAGTGAAACAGTGGCAAGCCTTGAACGAGAAGTACGCCCAGTACCTTTCGGCAAGCGGCGATGACGACGACCCGCCCGCCGATCCGCCGGAAGGCGAAGGCAAAGAGGATACTCCTCCGGCGGACGATCCCCCGAAGGACGACGGCGAGGAGGACAAACTCTCCGCGAAAATCCTGACGCAACTGAAGGCGATGGACAAGAAATTGGAAACGCAGTCGGCGGAGATCGTCAAACTGAAAGCGTCGATGCCGCCGAAGGGTGCCGACCCGGTGTCGCACAATGGTGCAACGCCGTCCGCCGATCCGAAACCGACCACCAGCATCAAAGCCTACGCCGCGGCAAAGTGCAACACTATCGTAGAGACAGAGTAACGCTACTCCACCTCATCCCTAACAACAACGCTGGGCAAACCCAGCCGCTAACAATCATTAACGAACTATGCCTACCATTTCCACTGGACAGAAAACGCTTGACGTTCTCAAGATTAACAACTCAGAACAACTCGTCGGACTCATCGACGACGCGACCAAACGGATTCCCGAAATCGGTTATTTCGATGCGTCGCCCATCAAACGCAACGTGTACAATACACTTGTGTTGACGCAAGACCCGAAGGTCGGCTTCCGGGAACCGGGCGCATTCGCCGACCATGAATCTCCGATCCTCAAGATGCGGACGACTGCCTTGAAATTCCTTGACGCATCGTGGGAGATGGACACCGCCCTCGCCCAACAGAGCGACTGGGGCAAGGACGAGGCACTTGCCTATCAAGCACTGACGCATCTCCGCTCTGCCTTCTTTACGCTTGCCCAGCAGATTTGGTACGGCGTGAAAAACGAAGACGACGGTTTCCGGGGACTGTACGAACTCATCGGCACCGAGGCGGGCGACGAACGGTCGAACCAGGATTTGCACATCGATGTCACGACGTTGCCGGACGCAAGCGGCGGTACGGGAGCGTCGACCGGCTTGTCTTCGGTCTTTGCCGTCTCGACCGGACTCGATTCGATTCAACTCGCATGGGGTTCCGAAGGGCAATTTACCGAAGGGGACATTACGAAAGTCCGCATGCACAATCCCGACAACCCGAAGAACTCCGGTGCGTGGTACTACGGACAGGAACTCTCCGGCTGGGTCGGCTTGCAAGTCACGTCGGCACATGCCTTCGGCCGCATTCACAACCTCTCTGAAGTCAACACGCTCAACGACAATATGCTGTACGATTTGATCAGCCGCTTTCCCGGCGGACGCGAGCCGAGTGCATTCTTCATGTCCCGCCGGTCGCTTGAGCAACTTCGCCGAAGCCGGATTGCCTTCCATCCGACCGGTGCGCCCGTCGATGTGCCGACTTCGCTTGCCGGCATTCCGATCATCGTGACCGACGCGATTGCGAATAATGAAGAGACATTCTTAAGTTAGCCGTTTCGCCTACGAAAGAGCAAAAGAACGACCGAACGCACAGGAGCGATTGTCAGAGCGGGTCAATCGGAAGGGAGAAACACCCCACCCGACTCAAAAGAACGCCACGTGCGCCATCCTACGCAATATTTTTTTCAGGACGAGTCCCGAAAACGGCCATTTTAACCGTTTCGCCTGCGAAACGATAGAAAATGCGGCAAGCCAACCATCAAAACCACCATTAGCAGAAACATCGACATGACATTCAAAAAAACGTATCTCGGACTGACCAAACCTGTAACCATGCCATTGTGGATATGGCTGTTCATGATTGTGTCCCTTGTGTTCAGCGGGGTGCCAAACATCAAGAGAATCATCGACTCGCCGCTCCCCACTCGCTCCTCCTCCCTTGAGACGCAAGTCCGAACCTGGGCGAGTGATTATCCCGATGCACTGCGTGACCGCTGGGCATGGTGTTATCTCGACAGTGCTGAGAACTGGTCGACCGATCAGAAACTCCGTGAAGATGTCCGATTGAAGTCAACGCAAGTGCTAAGCGACACAGAACGGCAAACGTTGATCCCGCTCGATACACAAATCGCTGCGGCAATCCCGGAACAGAACAGACCGCTCAAAGAAACCTACGAAGCCGTCGGCAAGGGACTCCGAGTGAATGAATGGAGTCCCGTTAGCCGCTCCGCCCTCGTTAGCCGCTCCGCCCTGCGGAGCGAAGAAGAGAAGCCGCCGCCTGAACCGCCGTCGCCGAACCGCCGGGGAATCTTCCGGCGATAACGTTCCTCCTTTCTCACTCCCCCTCCTTTCTCCCACCCAACTCCTCCCTCCTCCCATGCAACACACCGGTTGGAATCCTCAAGACGAAGAACGAGACTATGCCGAATACTCCGGGCTCTGCAAGTCAGGCCTAGTGAGCGGACACGTCTACGAATGGAACGATGTCAAATCGCAAATCATGACTGAAGCCAACAATCGCTTCACCACTCCGATAGATAAAGCCGTTACAGGCTTGCATTTACGAGACAAGTCATCGTACCGAGAATACCTATTCAGTAGGCAAGAGACGAATGACTGCACTTCG